TTCAAGAAAGATTACTGTTGGTATCTCAACTCCATCACAAGCCGGTAATCCAGGTGACATTGTATACAACGCAAACCCAGAAAATGGTGGTTCAGTTGGTTGGGTTTACACCACCAACAATGAGTGGAAGACATTTGGAGACATCTCTTCCTAAATAATAAAAAATAATTGGGTGGATAGTGAAGCCCAGGAGTGTCAATGGCTGTCGATAAGGATTTTGTAATAAAAAATGGCCTTGAGGTAAACGAGGATTTACTATATGCAGATACCGATACTGACAGAGTTGGTATCGGTATTACTACGCCAAGTGTAAAACTAGATGTTATTGGCGGTGTATCCGCAACAGGAATTGCATCAGTAGGTCTTGCATTGACCACTCACGATGCTTTTATGAGTGGATTCACCACATCCATTGAAGGATTCAATATTGGTTTAGGAGGAACATTTTTCTCTGCCAGCAAGGATGACAAAAAGGTAGGTATTAATTCTGCCTCTCCTCAATATACCACTGATATCCTTGGTCCAGTATCAACAGGAACCACTGCACTGTATGTCTTTGGTGATGTAGAAGTTACAGGTAATATTAAAGGCACAGAATTGCTCGGTCAAATCACTGATGGTGGTTCTGTAGGTTTCTCAACTCTCACAATCTCCAGAAAGTTGGTGGCACCTCAGGGTGATGCCTATCATATCTTCAATGTAGAGAGTGTAGGTGGTACTCAATGGAGATATCTTTCTGGTGGTTCTGAACCAACAGGTATTGGATTTACGCAAGATACTATTAATCCTGAACTCTTCTTGGTGAGGGGTCAGAATTATAGATTCAATATTAATGCTTCTGGTAATCCATTTTACATCAAACTTGACCAAGAAGCCAATCTCTTAAATCAATATAATGATGGTGTAGAAAATAACGGAGCTCAGGTTGGTATTATTACCTTCAAGGTACCTTACAATTCTCCTGACATCCTATTTTACCAAGCATCAAATCAGGGTGGGATGAATGGTAGAATTAGTATTGTTGGTCTATACACAGGAACAAGTGAATTATTAGATATCACTGGTATTGCAACTATTAATCAGGCTAGAATTACAAATCTAGAAGTTCTTGGTATCTCTACCCTTGGAGGACAAGGAGTTCAAGCGACTCAGGTAGAGGTGACAGGTGTATCAACTATCCCGATTATCAAATCTGGTGGTATTGATGTTGGTGTTGGTATTGTTACTGCCTCTTTCCTGGCTGGTGTTTCTACTGGTACTAAAAATGTTCAGATAGATGAGAGAAACAATGACCAGGACTATCAAGTAGGCTTTGTAACCGCTAATGGAACAGGTTATCAAAGAGTATTCATTGACGCTGATGACGCTAATTTCACTTATAATCCAGCAGACAGAGTTCTCAAGGTAGATGTTTTTGAGGGTAGTTTGAGTGGAACTGCTCGTCAGTCATTTGATGTTCAGGTAGACGAAAGAAATAATGATGCAGAATATCAGGTAGGATTTATTACGGCTAATGGAAACACTTTCCAGAGAGTGTTTATTGATACAAATAATGATCAATTTACATATAATCCCAGCACATCAACGCTAACAGCATCAACATTTGTTGGTAATTTGAGTGGAACTGCTACAAACGCCACTAATATTAACACTCAAAATAACAGTACTAACGCAACTCAGTTCCCTGTATTTGTTTCTAGTTCTGCTGATGGAACAAACAACAGACCAAGAGTTGATACTCAATTCACTTATAATCCTAGCACTAATACCTTTACAGCAGGTAACTTAGCAGGTGCTGGTGACAACCTCACTAACCTCAATGCATCGAGCCTTTCACAAGGAACTGTTCCAGGTGCTAGAGGTGTATCAGCTACATCCAGTACAGATAGTTTTGTAAGGTTTAGAGGAAATACAAAAGCAACTGGTGAGTTCTATAGTGGAACTAGTAACCCAACCAATACAACCAGATTGAATTATGATGGTCAGTTACATGCTACTGGTTTTACTGGACCTCTGACAGGTAATTCTTCTTCAGCGTCAAATGTAGCAGTCACTGAAAGTGATGCCAATACTACTCATGGTGTGTTGTTTGCTGATGGAACAGGAACATCTGTAGCTGTTTTAAGAGATAATCAATTCACATTCAATGCATCAAGTAATCAACTCACCATTGCGTCTGGAAACATTCAATGTAGTGGTAATGGCAATGTCTTTGGTAACACCACCATTGACGACCTCACAGCAGATAGTTTGAATGTAACTGACTCCACTGCATCAACCAGTAACTCCACTGGTGCTATCAGATGTTCAGGTGGCGTTGGTATTGTAGGTGCATTGAATGTTGGTGGAGACATCACAGCATTTGCCACATCCGATGAGAGGCTGAAGGATAACATTGAACCTATCCCTAATGCTCTTCTGAAGATTAAGAGGATTTCTGGTAATACATTTGATTGGAATGGGGAATCAGGTAAGGAAGGTAGTGAGTGTGGTGTAATCGCACAAGAGATTGAATCACTTGGTCTTCCTGGTCTTGTTACCACAAGAGATGATGGACACAAGGCAGTTCGTTATGAAAAACTTGTTCCTCTCTTGATTGAAGCAATCAAGGAGTTGACCGAAAGAGTTCAGGAACTGGAGAAGTAAATGGCTGTAAATGCACCAACAACCGCTGGTCCATATTTTGCTACAGGTTCTATTTCCTGGAGTGACTTAAGAGAGACCTTTCGTGCTCAAAATCCTGATGGAACTTTCAATACTGACAACAACCCCATAAGTTCCTCTGATTTGTATAGAGTCACAACTACGACTTTAACAAATCCCATTGTACCCGATTGTACTGAGAATAGAAATAATATCTCACCGGGTGTTGGAGTTCCCGCAAGTGGTACTTATTCGATTTCACGAATTAGAAATGCTATAAAATATTATTTCCTTACTCAAACAGGTAATGACCAAAACCTTGATTTGGATGCAACGCCAAATTATAATAACAATCTGGCGAGAAATATAAGAAAGTTTTTGGATATCCAGGGAACAGTAGGATCTGCTAATGGAAATCCAGCTGCTACTTTTAATGCTCAGTCTTTTAATTTAACTATTCGAATTGCAAATGGTGCGAATGTTTTTGGATTTGGTGGTGGCGGCGGCCCTGGAGAAGGAAGAGCTAATAATTTTGGAGGACAAGATAATCCACAACAACCTGGAGATGGTCAAGCAGGAGGAACTGCACTTTCTGTGAATAGTGCTAGTGGTAATAATAACACCGTATTTTTGTTTCCAACATCAAATGTATATGGTGGTGGCGGAGGTGGTGATGGTGGAGTGAATGGCACACAATCATTCACTGCTCAATATCAAAACCAAGGGCGTGCACAAGGTGTGAGTTGTTTTCCTTTTGGTGGAGGTTTCTTTTGTAGTTGTAATGGTTCTGCTAGTGCAAGTTGTAATGCTACAAAAAGAGCAGGAACAACCGCATATACATCACAGGTTACCAATTCCGTTAGTTGTACGGGGTTTTTTGGTCCAAATAGTTGTGCATGTGATAATTGTAAGGGTCAATTCACAACAACAACTAATATTAATGGAGATACTGGAACAACAGGAAGAGGTTTCAATAATCAAGGTGGTTCATTGGTAAATGGTGGTAACGCTGGAAACGGTGGTGACTGGGGACAAGCTGGAGGTTTCAATGGAAATGGTGGAGCAGCTGGTGCAGCAGTGACTGGAGGAACAGAATTTACATTGACAGGAACCATTAACAACACAACCGTAAGAGGCGCAACCATATAAATAACCCAGATATAATTTGAATTATGAGTGACCAAGGACCATCTATTGATGAAAAGACAAAAAACTTTTTGAGAAGTGCAACTGCCGTTATTCAATCTATGGTGAGAGGTGAGCACCTCTTTTGTACCGAGGAAATTAGAGAGGAGAGAAAATCAATTTGTGAGAGTTGTGATAGAAGAGACGCAATGAAAAACACATGTCTTGAATGTGGGTGTCAACTCTCAATGAAGATTCCTTTTGCAGCAGCAGAGTGTCCAATACAGAAATGGGAAATGGATAGTAAGACTATTGAGGCTGAAGTTCTGAAAAGAGTTCAGAAAGATTGATATAAATAAAAAAAGCAAAGCTAAAGAGTAGATAATGTCACTGTTAAGAGTTGACAATATACAGAATAGGTTTTTAAATAGTGGTCCTATCATTGTTGGACTGACAACTATTGCAGGTAACCTAATTTGTAGTGGTATCACCTCTATCACAGATGGCCTTGTAGTTTCCGCAGCATCCACTACTCAGACCCTTAATGTTCTCGGAACATCAGGATTTAGAAATAATGTTTTCATATCACCAGGAAATTTAACTATTGAATCTGGTGACTTAACACTCACCTCTGGTCAATTCATCGGTGATGGTGTCAGGATTACTGGTATTGTAACCGAAATTGTTGCTGGTGCTGGTGTTAGTATTATCCCAGCAAATGGCAAAGGTTCTGTTACCATTACAGTTCCATTAGCAGGTCAGGCTGGTTACGCTGACACCGCTGGTATCGCCACTGATGTTCAGGGTGGTTCAGCTGGTCAGATTCTTTATCAAGCTGGTGTTGATGACACAGCCTTTGTTGGTGTAGGTACAACAGGTTTCATCCTTCAAGCTAATTTTGAAGGAGCACCAAACTGGACTGAGTTTACAAGTATCAATGTTGCTTACGCTGATAGCGCAGGTATTTCCACAGATATATTGGGCGGTACAGCTGGTCAACTTCTTTTCCAATCAGCAACTGATGAAACTGACTTTGTAGATGCTGGTAATAGTGGTCAGGTACTTATTTCTCAGGGCAATCTTGGTCCTACATTTACCGATAATTTAAACCTTGAAGTTGGATTTGCAGAAGTAGCTGGTGTTGCCACTAATGTCAGTGGTGGATTCATCACAGCTTTCAACTTCAATGTCAGTGGTATTTCTACTGTTGGGTCAGCTCTAAGTGTTGGTGGATATCTTGATGTAAGAGATAATATTAATGTAGAAGGTATTGGAACATTTGTAGGATTTGCCACCTTCGGTAGTGATGTATTTGTATCTGGGGCTCTGACAGTAACATCGCTGACTGTAACTGATGATGATAGCGGTGGTGGCACACTTAATGTTGGTATCCTTTCTGTAAGTAATCAGGCATTTTTCACTGGCATTAGCACCTTTGATAATGGTGTTGACTTTAATGCTGGTATTGATGTTACTGGTATTTCAACTTTTAATAATGAACTACAAGTTGGTGGTGGATTAACGGTCACTGGTATCTCCACCTTCAATAATGATGTTACTATTGATGGCAACCTCACACTCACTGGTGCAGCTAGTACATTTGTTGCTGGTATCACTTCTGTTTCACAATTACTTGTATCACCTGGTGTATCAACATTCCAGGGAGACGCAACATTTAATTCTAATGTTGGTATCGGAACTACGATTGCTAATGGAGCAGCCGACCCTAACAATACTTCAGTTCTGAACGTCGGTGTTGTTACCGCTAACTTCTTCTTTGGTGATGGTAGTGGACTGACAAATCTTGATGGTGTTGAGATACCTAATGTTCTGTTTGTCAATAAGGCAGGAAATGATAATAACTCTGGTATATCAGCAGGTGAAGCAAAACTGACAATCAAGGCAGCTCTGGCAGCTGCGACAGAAGGAACAACTATTAGAGTTGCAGCTGGTCAATACACAGAAGACAATCCACTGGTGATGCCTAAGGAGGTATCTATTGATGGTGATAGCTTGAGAGAAGTATCAATCAGACCAGCTAACGTGGACCAAGACCTAATTTATGTAACTCAATCAAGTTATGTTGGTGATGTATCATTTGAAGGTGTACTGAATGCAGATAAGGCAGTCATTGCATTTAATCCAGACGAACCAGCATTCATAACAAGAGGACCTTATATTAGAAACTGTACTAACTTTGTTAGAGATAGTATTGGTATGAAGATTGATGGAGCTCATGCTCTGGGTGATACCAAGGCAATGAACGTTGACTCCTATACCCAGTACAATCAGGGTGGAATCGGTGTATCGGTATCTAATGATGGATACGCTCAATTGGTATCAATCTTTACCATCTGTAATGACCAGAGTATTGTTTGCACAACTGGTGGTCAGTGTGACCTCACCAACTCTAACTCCTCATTCGGTAGATTGGGTCTGGTTGCAGACGGTATTGGTCCTACAAACTTTATTGGAACTATTACGTCAGCTACCTCAGCTGATGCATCAACCTTCACGGTAGATTTGAGTGTTGACACTCACACTATTACAAATGCTTTGTATGATAATAATAGTGGACTTACAACAATTACGACATCAACAGACCACGGTTTCAATGTCGGAATGTCGGTAACGATGAAGGATATGACCTTCACATGTGATTCGGCATTACCAGTAACAACGTTTGGTATCACCACTGCTAATTATACAGCAGCAACTGGTATCATGACGGTCCAGACATCAATTGAAAATAACTTCTACGTTGGCGCAAGTGTTACCTTCTCACAACTAGTATTCAGATGTGATTCTGGTGGTGGCCCATCTACTGCATTCTTCCCACCTTTACCTGGTGATGGAAATGGTGATGCGAGACACGTATTTGATATTATTGATATTCCTTCTGGACAATCAATTTCGACGGAGTTTGTAGTCAACGTTGGAACATCGACCATTACTCATGATTATATGGAAGGTGGTAATGTCAGTATCAGTACTTTCGCACCATTCCCAAGCGGAGCTTATGGAAATATCTTTACAGTTGATTCTGTAATATCTAACACACAGTTTACCTCATATGTGGGTTCATCTACATTACCACACACATATGTCAGTGGTGGTGAAGTAGAAACATTTATCACCAGACCATTTGATGGTCAGGTTCTGTATCTTGATGAATTGTACTATACCATCAATTCAATCATTGTGACTGATGGTGGTAGTGGATACACAACCCCACCAACAGTTACTATTGATGCTCCAACAGAAGATTGGGGCATTAGAGCAACAGCAGTTGCAAATATTACTGATGGTAGTGTGACAAGTATTGATATGGTTTCTAATGGAAGAGGTTATACCTCCATTCCATCAGTAGCTATCACTGGTAGTGCAACAGGCACTGCTACGTCCTTACCTACATACTATGTGGTAAGTAGTAGCACCCCAGTTGTTGGTGGTATTACCACTGTCACAGTGACTGAGAATATCCCTTACGCGGTCGGAGTTGGTTCAACAGTTCCATTCTTTAGACAGAGTAAGATTCTCTCTTCATCACACGCTTTTGAATATATTGGTTCAGGTAATACTATTGGTTTAGCGATTCCAGCAAGAGGTGGTGTTGTAATTCCTGAGAATGAAATTGTTAATATTGATGGTGGACTGGTTGTATTCACTTCCACAGACCAGGCAGGTAACTTCAAGATTGGTGACGGAGTTACTATTAATCAACAGGATGGTTCAATCACTGGTGAATCATACACCAGAAGTCTATTTGCAAATGTAACACCACTTATTCTTGCGTTAGGAGGAGGTAACGAGTAATGGCACTAGCCCTTAATGTCTATCAGACGATTACTGGTATCGTCACAACAGGTTCCGTTGGAATCTATACAGCACCAGTAGGTTATAGTGCCATTGTTTTGTTGGCACAAGTAACTAATACTAGTTCTGGTACAGAAACAATTAATTTCTCTCATGAGAGAACCACAGCTGGTATTGCAGTAACCACAGAGATGGCTCTAGGTTATCCTGTACCTGCAAATGATGCTACTAATCTTTTAGCAGGTAAGTTGGTTCTTGAGTCTGGTGATTCTATGATTGTCTCATCAAGTTCAGACACTAACGTCAAATTTATTTCTAGTATCTTAGAGACACTTAACTAAAAATGGCTAGACAACTAAGTGGAGATCAACAAAATCTGAGAGTAGGTATATCCTCGTTTAGTGAGGATAAAACTTCGCTTGTAGTTGTTGGGAAAGTCGGCATCAACACTGATGAAGCGATGCAGGCTCTCCATGTGGAGGGTAACGCTTATATTTCTGGTAGTATTGGAATTGGAACTAGCACTCCTTCTGATGCTGTTGATCCAAGCAATACAACGGTTCTCAATGTTGGTATTGTCACAGCCAACGAGTTGTATGGTGAGGGTAAGGAATTAACAGGTATTATCACCTCTGCCTATAATTTAAGTGGTGGTGATGACGGGAAATTAGTTATTCAGTCTGCTCCAGGTGTTACGTCATACTTTGATTATGGACCCACTGGGTTTGCATTAATCTCAAGAGGTAGTAGCAATCCACCACAATGGGCTGCGGCTGCAGCAGCTGGGGCTATTGAAGGTCTCCTTCTGTTTGAAGAGGGTGCGCTTGTAGGTGGTGGTAATAGCTACGGTGGACTTGATTTCAGGGGTTCTGCAGTCACTGTTGTTGGAGCAGGAACTCCTGCTAATATTGGTACTGTATTCGTAAGTGGTGATTTTGATGGAGGGGTGAACATCACTGGTGGTGGTTTCACCATGAGTATCGGTGGAAACACTGTTGCTGGTATTGACACCTTTGGGAATCTCTCAGTGGGAGCCGCTCTTACTGTTGCTGGTATCTCTACATTTGGTTCTAATGTTGACATCAATGCCGACTTAGATGTTGATGGTCGCACTGAGTTAGATACAACTAATATTAGTGAAACACTTAATGTAGTTGGACTGTCTACATTTGGTTCTAATGTAGATATCAATGCCGACCTGGATGTAGATGGTCGTACTGAGTTAGATACAACTAATATTTCCGAAACCCTGAATGTTGTCGGACTCTCTACTTTTGCATCTAATGTAGACATTAATGCCGACCTGGATGTAGATGGCAGAACAGAATTAGATATCACTAACATTGCTGAGACTCTCAATGTTGCTGGTCTTTCAACATTCCACAATAGTATTTCCGTAGGAGGAAGTATATTTCCTCTGCCAGGAATGGCTCTCACCTATTATGGTGATGGATCTCTTACTTCCTTAAGTGTTAGTGGACTTTCTACATTCACTGGAATTGGAACTTTCCAAAGCGATCTTTTTGTTGGTGGTAATGTTAATATAGTAGGTGTTTTAACAGCAGAAAGATTATACAGTAATGTTTTTGGTGAGTTTACTGGTGGATCGTTTGTTGGAGATTCAATTGTTGGTACTGCACTATCAATTTCTGGCATTTCTACATTAGGATTTACTACAGTATCAAATCTTTATGTTTCTGGTATTACTACATCTGATGGTGGATTTATAGGAAACCTAACTGGTACTGCTACAACGGCAACTAATCTTTCCGATGCTGCAAATATCACTACAGGAACTATTTCTTCTGATAGACTAACTGGTTCCTATGATATTGATATTACTGGTAATGTTGGTACTGCTTCTACTGCATCTTTTGCAACAACAGCATTTACTCTTAATGGTGTTGTAGAATCGGATCTTAATGTTGCTTTTGCACAAACTGCTGGTATAGCAACTTATACATCAGAGTGGACTTTAGGTGCTAATGGCACATCAGATTATACATTCACTGGTCCTGGATTTACTGGAGCAGAGAATGATCCAACATTGTATTTGACGAGAGGACAACAGTATAAGTTTATCAATAATACCGGTGGACATCCTTTTAGAATCCAGAGCACTCCAAATGGATCTGTAGGAACACAATATAATGATGGCATCACTAATAATGATGCCGGAGATGGAACGACTTTATTGTGGAATGTTCAGTTTGATTCTCCAGATATTCTTTATTACCAATGTACCAGTCACTCATCAATGGGTGGTAAGATTTATATTGTAAATGCAGGTATTGCATCTGATGTAAATCTATTTACAACTGGTATAGCAACAATTGGAAATGTCGAAATTGGTGCAGGTATTGTTACTTCAACAACAGGAATTGTAACTTATTATGGTGATGGATCTCTTACTTCCTTAAGTGTTAGTGGGCTTTCTACATTCACTGGAATTGGAACTTTCCAAAGCGATCTTTTTGTTGGTGGTAATGTTAATATAGTAGGTGTTTTAACAGCAGAAAGATTATACAGTAATGTTTTTGGTGAGTTTACTGGTGGATCGTTTGTTGGAGATTCAATTGTTGGTACTGCACTATCAATTTCTGGCATTTCTACATTAGGATTTACTACAGTATCAAATCTTTATGTTTCTGGTATTACTACATCTGATGGTGGATTTATAGGAAACCTAACTGGTACTGCTACAACGGCAACTAATCTTTCCGATGCTGCAAATATCACTACAGGAACTATTTCTTCTGATAGACTAACTGGTTCCTATGATATTGATATTACTGGTAATGTTGGTACTGCTTCTACTGCATCTTTTGCAACAACAGCATTTACTCTTAATGGTGTTGTAGAATCGGATCTTAATGTTGCTTTTGCACAAACTGCTGGTATAGCAACTTATACATCAGAGTGGACTTTAGGTGCTAATGGCACATCAGATTATACATTCACTGGTCCTGGATTTACTGGAGCAGAGAATGATCCAACATTGTATTTGACGAGAGGACAACAGTATAAGTTTATCAATAATACCGGTGGACATCCTTTTAGAATCCAGAGCACTCCAAATGGATCTGTAGGAACACAATATAATGATGGCATCACTAATAATGATGCCGGAGATGGAACGACTTTATTGTGGAATGTTCAGTTTGATTCTCCAGATATTCTTTATTACCAATGTACCAGTCACTCATCAATGGGTGGTAAGATTTATATTGTAAATGCAGGTATTGCATCTGATGTAAATCTATTTACAACTGGTATAGCAACAATTGGAAATGTCGAAATTGGTGCAGGTATTGTTACTTCAACAACAGGAATTGTAACTTATTATGGTGATGGATCTAATTTAACTGGTGTTGCTGCAGAATCTGCAGATTCTTTTCAATTTAATACTGGTATTACGAGTAGAACTTCTGCATCATTAACTGGAATTGGAAGTACTATTCTTACATTACCATCAACTTCAGGAAAACAGTATATTATTCATTCTATTCATGCATCAAATGTTGCTACGGGAAATACTGAAGTTAATGTTGTTGGTGCATTTGATTTTGATGGTGGAGAAAGAAGTTATTTTGCATATAGTTTACCAATTCCAACAGGAACTGGAATTGAACTTTTGATACAACCTCAAATATTAAATCCATCAGATCGTATTACTATGAGGGGATTGGATTATGATAGAAATGGTGTCGATGATGTTGTTGAGGTATATGTAACATATCAAGAACTAACTAGCAATGAGTATTTTGGTGTTGGTCTTGGAACAGTTGGACTTGGAATTACTGCTCCGATTGGAATATATACTTCTTCAACATATCCAAGCACTGTTCAGTCAATTAGATTAATAAATCGTACTGATTCTGGATCTTATCCAGTTACGGTTAATATCACAAGTGGAATAACTACGATAAACCTTGTTGATAATTTAATTGTTCCTAAATATGGAAATGTTGAAATTTTAGAGACACCAAAAAGAATCGAAGTTAATGATATAATCAAAGTTCAAGTCGATCAAGGTTCAACAATCGATGCTCAAGTTTCAGGAAAACAAATTGTATAAGTATGACTAATCTTCGTGGCGTTTTTACATTAAGGACTGTAAGAAGAAAAAAACTTTTAGGAACTTGGGTCGATCTTGATAATGTTTGGGTTGGAGATCCGGCAACAAGATTTAGTGATGGTGCTGTCTCATCACCCAACA